GTTTCCTTGCGCTCCCAAAAAACTGCCCCATCTTCGCACCTTTCGAGAAATTACATCTTTTACACGCTGTTATGAGGTTTGAGTCATCATCTGTTCCATTTCGCGCAAGTGGCACAATATGATCAATAGTTAATTCTTTTATTTCATCAACGCCGCAGTACTGACAAGCGTAACCGTCCCGAGAAAGTATGCGCTCTCTTATCTTGCGCCATAACCTTGTATTACCGCCTTCACTTCTTGCGCTGTTAGTAATGACCCACCGCCTTAAACTTTGCCCATGCTTGGCACGGTGTCTTATGCCTTGCGCTTATGTATTTGAGTCCTAAGTCTATCTGGAGATAAGGATTAGTTTCGGTCATCTTTAGTAACTGTGGTATTCCGAATGCTGTTGATTTCTTGTTATTAGCTTTAGGATTCCATTTAGATTCCGCATTCCATAATAATTCTACACATCTAAATTCTTTAGCATTCATTAGCTTTATATGCGTATAAACCTTATACATCTCTACATCTTTAGATAGATCGTGTGCGTTACTTGTTGTCATTCCTGAAAGGATAAAGGTCGCCGCTAGTAGACAATAGACACCCCGTGAGATCCCCCGCGAGCTGTCCGCGTTAGCGGCTCGCGAAGCGAGACTGATCGTAATGCCTCTGTCAATAGCGTCAATAGATGAAGTCATAACCGCAGGTCAGACGGGGTGTCATTACCGGTAATCTTCTCGATTCCCACAACACCACAACCAAAACATTCGACGCAGACTAAACCTTTAGGCATTTCGCCAAATTCTAATATGACTTTATGCGGTTTAATCTTTTTACAGATTCGGCATTTAAGATCGTACATCTGGATTTCTGGCATATAAACCACCGCTTTACCATCTCGCGGAAATATAGCTTCTTGACCATCTTCAAATTTCATAAACATATCACCCACGAACATTCTCCCATTCTTTACCAGCATTAGATCGCTTAAAATTCTCCATCTGTGCCAAGTGATTTTGCGTAACGTACCAATTACTTTGCGACTTATTAGCGTGACGATTTACCTTAGCCGCAACAACTGGAATCCAACCAACAAGATAAAGCGTCGGAGATTTCCCAACGACCAGAACTGCCGTATCGCCATCACGATCGTAAGGCTGAATCCATAATCCAGAATCTTTCCAGTTAGACCACTTCACTTCAATATACGAGCCAATATCAGCTTTATTCTTAAATTTATGCTCTCGAATAGATTCGATATTGACTTCACCGAAATAGCTTTGAACCGCCATTTCTGCCGCTATTGAGCCAGCATATTGCGCGACATATTCAAAGAAATTAAGCGAGCGATCGTGCCGACCCGCATTCTGGGCGCTCCAGCCGATAGCTGTAATTTGCTCTAAAGCTATCTTTACGCATTCAATTTCCTGCTCCCGTGAAATCGCAACGCCTACCATTAGCGACCCGCTTCTTCAAGAGCGAGCGCGTAATCATCTGGCGAAAGCCACTTGCCGCCAAGTTCTTTGTACCAGATTATTTGACATTGATAAGCCTTTTTTAATTCAGTACACGCATAACCCATGTAAGGCTTATTGGTTTTGCCAGAGATTCCTTCTTTTTTAATTCGGTAGCCGTGTTCGCACTTGGGTTGTTCGCCAATTACTTCGGCTCCTAGAACGCCAGAGAGCGCGTCTAAAGCTTCGCCAACGTGTGGCGCGTCTTTGATTGATTTACCTTTAAGCGGTACGCCAGCGGCTAGCCTGCCGATTTCGTATGACGTTAATCCGATTGCTCTTGCCTCTTGGATATTTACCGGAGCCGTTTCTAATCGCTCGACCTTTTCCATATCCTGCCGAGTACTCCGTGCCACATCGCTTGGGGTAAGCGCACCGATTACGCGACCGTAGGCGCTAGTTACGCAATTTTCGACAAAGAAGTTCGCATTGACGCCGTGAGTAGCTTTAATTTCGAATGCGTAATCGATAGCGGCTGGCTTTTCATCTTCATAGTTTCGATACGCCAGAGCTTTAATTAAAATATAGCCAGCCTTTAGATCAACATCTTCGATAAAGGCTTCTAATCTGCCCGTTGGAAATTCTGTCCGGAATCTTTTAATCCGAGAATTAACATCTTCATAATCGGCAAGGTTAAACATCTTTGTTAACCTTCTTTCCGCGCATAAATCCAGCGGTAAAGCCTATTTCTTTTCCAGCGGCTAGACCTTTTAAGTAAAAGAATCTACCCGTAAGTCCTGCGATTATCGCCATATAGACGAGAATCTGTATCTCTAATCCTCTGTTCATTTGGATTCACCTTCTAAGGAATAAATCCATCGATCTAATTCTGTTTCAAGCACTCTGGCGGCTTTTCCAATTTTAACTATTTTTAATTCGCCAGCGGTTATCACGCGATAAATAGCCGATCTTGACAGACTTGTTCTTTGACAGACTTCTTCTATTTTTAGAAGTCTAGGCAGTTTTTGAGTTTCCATTTTTTTTGCTCCCGTGGGAACGTTGACTTCGCTCCCAGAGATAGAGTCCCATTAATCGCTGACATATTCAAGAACCGCGCTTGCCTCTCGGCGTGTCTGTTAGTCGTCTCTAAGAAGTAGCGTGTAAACGTGATCTAACCGCGCTTCAATTCTATTGACTTGATCCTTGATTGAATTTCCACCATTGGGACGAAGTTCCGTAAGTATGGCTTTCACTATAAATCTCATCGCCGAATAGACAGCAGTTAAAATCGCTATTACGCATAAAATAACTGCCGTCCATTCGTTGATCTCCATTTTACTTCTTGATTCCGAAAGCGGAATCTTTAGGATTAAGGTAACGCATTACCATCGGGATAATTGCGGCAAGCCCAGAATAAAGCAAGGCTTCGGCGTCAAATCCTACGACCACATAGGTAGCCAGCGCGGCGGCTGTAAAAGAACGAGCCCACGAAGCGAGAAGCGGTAAGCATTTTTTCATTTTTTTATTACCTTTCGTTTTGGTTTTGGAGCAGGTACTTCGACGAGTGGAATCTCGCCGACATAAGCCACGAAACGCACGCGCCCGAAGCCCACGATTGGAGAGCCGTCTCCCAGTTTTCGCTCTTTAACTAAAACCATTCCGCCGTTACGTTGATCCTTATTATTTCCGCCAGTATTGCCTTCGATAGTTGTAACCGAATTGGAGTGAACACTTGCCACAATTCCGACGTGACTAATTTTGTCAATGCCATCGTGCGGAAAATCCATGAAGGCAATATCGCCTACTTCTGGCTTATCTTTATGAAAGCGCCCAACTTCTTTTAATCTATGCGCCCCGATAGCCGTTGCGACCATTGATGGTAATTTAATTCCTGCCTGATTGAAGCACCAGTTAACGAATGATCCGCACCACGGCAAGCCATCGGCTTTCATAAATTCGCCGTACTTTGTAAGATTCTCTGGCTTTTCAATATAGCCCACTTCAGCCGCCGCGACTTGAATAAGCCTGGCGACTGTTCCTAGTGGGATTTCATTAGGCACGAAGGAAAGATTTCAATTCTTTTGGAATTGGTTTACTGTAATTCCATTCTTTAATGTAATCACCAGTGCCATCTGAATCATTTTGTAACAATATAACCCCGTCAGCAAATGTTCGCGTTCCTTCTAATTCTGGGAAAGCGGCTAGTACTTGTTCATATAGTGTCATTTGATTAACTCCTAATTCCTACGCCTGAAAAATAAGTGTAACGCGGCGCACTAGCGTTACCCACGACAGTTCCGCCGCCGTTGATATAAGTAAAGACTTCAAGATAATCCGTCGAGCCATTAAAATAAATAACATCGGCTAAAACTGGCGAATAATCGTTTGTTGTATCTGTAAAATTACAGGCTCTAATTGCCGAACCGTTAAAATATAAACGCGCGCTTCCGTAGTTTGTCGCACCCGACCCGTCTACATAACCGCCGAAATTAATTTGATAATAACCTGCGGTGGTTGGTGTAAATCTATTTGAAGCAAAATTTCCTGCGGTATCGTAATCTTCGCCGCCAAAAGTAATTTTTGTATACGTGCCGCCTGAAATAGTTTGGTTGGTTGACGAGTACGCGCTAAACGCTGGGAATGCTGTCGCACCTGCTGGCGTCGACCATTGTGGAGCAGTTGCTCCGCTGTTGACTGTTAATACTTGTCCAGCAGTACCAATTCCGAGACGCGCTGGAACTGTTGCGTTACGGTAAAGAGTGTCGCCAGCAGTTGTTAACGTGCTTGTCGCGATAGCCGCCGCCGCTAAATCATAAGCCGATTTAACCGCTGTCGGAGTTGCCGCTAATACGCTTGAAGTTGTAGAAGTTGAATCCGAAAGTTGAACCGCACCTTTTACCGAAGTGGTTGCGTCATTGATTCCAATGGTTACTGATCCACTTGACCCGCCGCCATTTATGGGAGCCGTAACGCCAATATTTGTTATATCGCCTTGATCATTAGCGATCCAAGTGAAGTCCATATCTGTCCCGCTAGTTTTGGAAAGTATCTGTCCAGTCGTGCCGCCTAATAAATCAGCCATAGACGTTGCGACGGCTTGACCAAACACTTCAAAGTCAGCGGGTAAATCCGTGACTAAATCTGTACTTTGTGGCATTTGCCACGAAAATGGGGTGGTTGGATTGCTCATATTTTCTCCTTACGCGACCAGAGTCGCATTTTCCCAGTCCAGCGTAGGACTGATCGTGTTCCATTGTTCGGTAATTGGTACATTTTCCCATCTCATCGCTTGGAGACTGTAAGCCAACGGCGATAATATCGGAGTAATTGAGCATTGATTATACGCCGCGCTTACTGTCCAGCCTTCAACAAAACCCAAGAAATTTCCCGAAGTCATGTTGGACGGTAAATCGGCAAGTGATACGGGTT